CAACTTTCCATCAGCTGTATTAATGGCGAGTTCTCCAGCCACTAAGTTACCAGCAGTAGGAGTATTGCTAGCAGTTGCGCTGTAATAAATAGAAATTGGTGTATAGCCTGTTTGTGCCATTTTAGTATGTCCCGCCAAAGATGCCTGTTAAGGCTGTTAGTGTACCAACATTATTAATGTCGTTTGTTGCCATATTTAATGCCCCTGACATTGGGGTTTGTCCATCTGCCGATACAGATTGAGTAAGGGCATCAGCAATATTTTGCATTGTTGTATTAGCCCAACTAGAAGTAATAGTTGTGCCTGTAACTACTGGATTGCCAGCAGGTAGGGTATATGTACCCGATCCGTTTCTACTCATTTTGTATTCTCCGAAGTGCCTGATCGTTGCATAATTAACATTTTAGCCAACTGTTTGGCTTCATCATAAGATGGTAAAGCTTGTCTAACAGCACCAGCAGGTGCGCTAGATGTTTGTACTAATCTATTTTGCATAGGTGCAGATAAAACCAGTTTACGAGCAGCAGGACGCAAAGCTAAAGCCATTGCTGCGTTCATAGCACTTGTGCCTTTATCTTCGCCACCAAGCATGGATGCGCCACCTGTAAGACCTGCAACGGTGTAATCTAAGGGGCTGATGCCGATAGTTCCACCAATTTTTTCAGGCATTTGGGCTGCTTTTGGAAAAGCTTGGGCAAATTGACCAATCTGCATTAATTCTTCGTTCATGGGTTTGCCTTTTTGCAAACGCTTGGCAAATTCTTTAGCATCAATAGTGCCTGTAGTCTTATTCATTGCATTTTCAACTGTATAAGTCTTAGCAATAAGCTGTCTAGCATCACGCAAAGCTGGAACTAAATCTTCTTTGCCCATGTCTTTTGCGTAATTTTCTAAAGTATCTTCCAACTGAGTAGCTTTAGCTTTAAAAGCTTTTGCTTTAGCTAAATCTTCAGGATGTGCAGATCGAGCATATGCGTTGTAATAGTTTTCAGCATCTTTACGGGCAACTTTTAAATCTTCTACCATCTTTGCAGGGTTAATTTCTGCAACAGCAGCACGATTCATCGTTGAATCAGCCAAAACTGCTGGTTTTTTAGGTAAATTCTTTAAAGCTTCATATGCTTGTCCAGCATCTTCCCGAATTGTGCCTAATACTTCAGGAGTTAAAATTGTATCTTCAGGTAAACCCAAAGATTTAGTGGCTAATTTGTTAGTTACATTTTGGTTTCTTACGCTGGCCTCTTGCAAGGTTGATGCTTTGCCAGCAATACCTTCAAGTAACCGATTTACAATGCCACCACCAGCTTGGGTAGGTGGTACTGTATAACCAGCATTTCTAGCTTCTTCTACTGCGGTAACCATTTGGGGTGATAGTTTTGTACCACGCAAAGCATTGACTAGCTTTGATCCTAATTCACCAACAGCAGGAAAAGCACCACCTAAAGCTGATTGAATAGCGATATTTTTGTTTTTAGCTTCTCTAAATTGTTCAGGATTTAATCCTAATTCTTCAGGCGTAGCCAAAGCAGAAACACCGCCCGTAACAATTCCACGACCAATGTTAGTAACATAACTTGGGATTTTGCCAATATTTAATGCACCACCACCAGCAAAATAAGGGGCAGCTTGACCTACCATGCTTGCACCTTTAAGCAAGTTTGGAGAGCCTGATGCTTGCTGAGTACCACTTTCAATTTGATCTATGGCATTTAAAAATTCTTCAGCTTTTCCTATTGGTTTTGAAGAAGATTTATTTTCTACAACTAAATCTGATAATGATTTTGGAGAAACATAATCTCCACCAAAATAACGATCTAAAGTTTGCGCCAATCCACCAGCATTTTTAGCTACGCCAGTTGCTATATTGACAGGCAAAGCCGCAGCAGTTGTTAATGCTTTTCTTGCAACATCAGTATTGCCAGTAGTGCCTGATCCATAGGAAGAAGTATTTAAAGGAATTCCTTCAGGAGAATACTGTATATCTTCTGCGCCTTGAGTGTACATATTGCCCTTTTCAGGGCTAAAAGCTACAAATTTACCAGTTGAAGGAGTATCAGGTACAAATGGCATATTAGTGCTTCCAAGTTCCTGAAACACCGTTAATTACAACAGGTGTTCCATTAGGTAAACCAGCTTTAGCGGCATCAGCTTCAGATGAAAATTGTAAAGGTGCATTTGAAACAGGAGCATTAGACTTAGTATTTGCAGGTGGCACTACTGATGGATTTTGCAATCTAGCTGCTGGGCCTGAAGCAATCGCAATGTCATTTTCTGCTTGCGCTCTCATTCTTGCTTTTTGAGCAATAGTAGCAGCATCATCGCCTACTTGTGGGAAATAAGTCTTACGGTTAGCTTCAATTTCGTGTGCATTAGTACCAGCACCAGTTTTAAAGCGCAAATAAGCTTCAGACCATTGGTTTTGGGCTTGTTTCGCTCGTTGTGCATCAGATGATGTAGCAAAGTTAAATAAACCGCCAGCAGCACCAGTTTCAGCTTGATTCAAAGTGCTATTTGGATTAAATCCGCTTTGATATACATTATTTAACTCACCTGATGCGCTAGTCATTTGATTATGATAAACACTAGCTTTTGCTTGGGATTCAGTTAATTTTCCACCATTAGTTTCTAAAGCTAATTGTTTTCTTCTTAAATCAAGTTCAGCAGCTTGGTAAGGTGTTAATTGATTGTTAAATTCATTAAATGTACCTTTAAATCCACCGCCTTCAGGAGTTTTTGCAAAATTGTAATCCGACACTTTTTCTGAAGTTTTAGGAATCATATTGCCAACTAATGCTGACTTAAATTCTGATCCTGCACCATAAGGATTATTTGTATTAATTTCACGCAAAGCAGCAGCTAAATCTTGTTTTACTGGAGCTTGATAAGCTGTGGGCATAGGTACATTGCCTGTATATGGCCCAGCTAATTCTGTTGTTTTTTCAGGTGCGCCAGTAATTAAATTGGTAATTGCTTCTTCTTTAGCGCCTTTAGCTTGACGAATTTTTTCAGCCAATTTACCAGCTTCAGTATCGTTTTGTTTTCCAAGATAAGCACCTAGCAACATATTTACAGGAGCTTGAAGCTGTTGCGCCCAAGAAGGAGCTACATAACGGCCACTAATCATTTGACCTTGTGGCTGTTGGTTTTGTTGCATTAACATATCAGCATATCGTTGCTGACGGTTTAAAGCTTGTTGTTGAGCGTAATCTTCAGGACTTAAAGTACCTGCTTGGGCTACATTAAATTCATTTGCCATAACGATCCTTTACTTTATTCCGTAGCCACCAACTTGGGCAGATGGATTAAAGCCAATGCCTGAATTGTATTGATCTTGGTTTATGCCAGTACCCATCGAATTGCCCATACCGCTTACGCCACTCATGGGAGCATAGTTAGCATCAGGTGGCGTAACAGTACCGTTAGCACCTTGACGCAACATAGAAGCCATAGCTAATGGATTTAAACCTGTGTAATTAGCGTGTTGGCCTTGTGGATGCGCTAATTGGTTATTTTGTGCAAGTTGTTGATTCAAATATTGTTGTTGAGCATTAATATTTTGAAATACAGGATTCATGTTCTGAGCATCTTGCTGTGGTATACCACTAGGCATAAATGTATTGGTATAAGAATTATCCATGCAAAACTCCATAATCTACGACTTTGTAACCATCGTCCAATGTTTTAACTGCGTATGGATAAACTTGTTCAACTTCTTGAGCCATATAACCGACATGAATACCATGTCCTGCTAATTCATGGTCTTTAAATTCGTCTTTATATTCAAAACGATAGATTGTTAAACCGTTAGGTGCAATGCCAATTGGTTCAATATTTTCTTTAGTACGAATGTCAGACATTGCAGGTGACATCAAATAACCAGCACCTAATGAGCCACCTAAACCTAACAAACCACCAGTTAAATTAGAATTAGCGGCTTGTTGGGCGTTATAAGTACCCAAATTGTAATTACCAGCAGCAGTAGTCGCACCCAATAAATCAGCCCCGCTAGTGGTAGCTTGTTGAGGTACATTTTGGAATGTTGGATTTTGTACTTGTGCGCCTGTACGCAATGCACTTAATGTATTAAGTGGCATATTGTAATTAGTCAATGCTTGGTTATATTGTTGTTGCTGTGCAGTATTGCCCAAATTAGCATTGGACAGTTGATTGCCAAATTGCTGTTGAGCCAAAGCATTATTAGCTTGTTGCTGTGATTGGCTATTTGTGTAATTCTGTTGGTTTGCAGTATTAGCAAATTGACCACCAGTAATTCCTTGATTAAACAATGAGTTACCGATTTGCTGACCAGCTAATTGTGAGTTAGTAAGCAAGTCATTTTGACCTTGATTAAAGGTACGCATAGCATTGTCATAGGCTTTTGTGCCTTGAACAATACCTTGGTTAGCTAATGCAGCATTTTGTGATTCGCGATCTTGAGCCATTTGTGGCTGTAGACGCGCTTGCAAAATTTGATTGGCTTGATCCCATCCTTGCATACCGCTTGCATAATTAGGATTGGTTTGTAGATTAGCTTGACCAGTTAAAGGATTTAGATTGGCTTGTCCAACATTGGTAGTAATAGGGGCAGTTTGTGGGTTAAAACCTTGACCCATTACATTGTTTACTTGACCCAATTGAGAATTAATTGCGCCACCAAGACCTAAACTAGCATTATTTTGATTATTAAGAAGTTGTTGTCCTACATCATTTAGGCTTGTAGTTGCTGTCCATGTAGGATTGCCGTAACTATCAGTTCCAGTTTGAGAATAATTTAAGTTTCCATAAGGGGTAACTTGATTTACACGATTAGCGGCAGCAGCGGCTTGAGCAGCTTGTAAATTACCTTGTGCTGTGGCTTGGGCTGCTCCTGTGTAATCGGGTGCAGGTGGTGGGGGTGGTGGGCCACCAAAAATTGAATTTACAATGTCCCCTAAAAAGCCAAATGTAATTGGCATTAAAGGCTTCACTAAAGGATTGTTGAATAAAAGTTTAATCATGATTTCACCAAAATATGTTCTTCTTTAATTTTTGGCTCTTTTAAGCCAGTTCCACGCAAATTATGTAAACAAGACAGAAAAACATTGTCAGTTAAAGCCCTAAAACGATGTTTTGACCCTGCTGGAATTACAATCATAGCTGGAGCTACAAAAACACCTAATTGTTCTTCATCTTTCCAAGCCTCTATAGAGCCTTGATTTAAAAGGGTAATATGATCGTGTTCGTGGGCGTGTTGCGGAACAATATAGCCAGCTTTTTCTAATGTATAAGTGCGAATCCACATATCATCTGCTTCAGCAAACTGAACAAATGGTAATTCAGCATCGACTTTTACAAATTCTTCCATAAATTAACCTTTTTGACGGTATTAGTAGTATAACTTTGATTATTGATATATAAAAGTGATATTTACAGTACCCCGCCACGCTCCATAACATAATCTGTTGATGCCCAATGTAATTCAATATTTTGACTTACGGCATTTAAATTTATTGAACCACTAAATCCTAGTCCTGTAACCCCTTGCCATACTTTAGTAGTTATAAGTCCACCTGACCATACATTATTGTCCCAAGTAGCATTGTCCCAAATACCTTCTGATTGATTAACAGGATTAAAAGAAATTGCTCCCAGTTGGGGTTGAGTATCAAAATCCACGCTTAAACCGCATAAAACGCTTGGTACGCCACCCGTAGACTGTAGGATTGGTCTAACCATCATAAATCGTTTTAATTGACCTGCGCTGTCAAAATAACTATAAGCTTGTTGGGCTGTTGCGTTAATGTTATTACCATCATCAGATAAAGCACTAAATAAAGTGCTTACTGTTCCATCGCTTCCAAAGTGCATATCAGCATCACCCGATACTTCCCAGCAATAAGCTTGAATATTGGTAAATCTAGCCCAAGCTTTCGTTATGGTGTGCATTACATATTGCTCAATCCCGTTAGGAATTGGAATGTTTAAAATTAACATATTTTCGGAAGCAAAATAGTTAATCTGCCATCCAAAATTGGCATAGTAATTGGTTGCAGCAACGCTAATAGGGTAATAAATTTTGTCTGTTAAATTTACACGGGGGTCTAATCGGCTAGATTGCAAAGCTGAAGAAAGTGGGACTAAACCATCTTGGGTTAAAAGAAGCAAATCGCCAGCCCATTTGAAGAAACATCTGCGATTAAAGGTCTGACCTAATTGCCATACGCCTTTTAATGCCCAAGTAGCTGCTGTATTTGGGTCTGTACCGTTATAAACAATAGTTTCGCCCATACTGGTTACAAATACAGCATAATCATCTACACCCTGACCTGCATCAAGCGTCCAAGTACCCATTGCTTGCAAATAACCAGCATTACGGGCAATTCCACCAAAGTAAAGCGGTTGGGCTACGCCAGCAATAGAATTGACATCCAAATACCAGCAAGTAAGGCTATCTTTTTCAGTAAAGAAAAGACGGTTTTTAAATAAATTGACATTAATAAAGCGATTTGAATTTACGCCTGTAATGCCTAAAACTGTATAACTACCCACAACAGAAGCATCTGCCGAAGGAGTAGTTGCCATTGTGTATGTAAAAGTATTAGCTCCAGTTACGGTAATTACATAAGAGCCGTTATAGTCACTTGCAGTTGCGCCAGTAATAGTCACATAGTTATTTGTTATTAGACCATGAGGCGAAGAAGTCGTTAATGTAGCAACATTACCTACATGGGTAATTGAACTAATAGTTTGTGCGGTGCTTGTAGTTGCCAAATAAAACCATGAAGTACCGTTGTAAATCATAGTTGGGTCTACGCCATTACAGGCAATTAAAAAATGACCAGCAGCGTTAGTTAAATTAACAGATTGCAGCTTATCACTACTAATACCGCTAAATACTTTAGTAGCTGGATTAGGTTTTGTGTCCCAAATATCACTTCCAGCAGCACCAAATAAGCTATATCCGCTAGTTTTGGTGTAATTCATTAGTGTATTAACAGGTGTTGTTGCTTGATTTAGATATGTTCCAACAACAGTTGCATTGCCTGTTGGCGTAGATGCCATCGTATAAGTAAATGCTGTAGTACTAATAACGGTAATTTTAAATACACCACTATAGACTGCTGGAGTTGTGCCTGTAATCGATACATAAGCACCTGTAGTTAAACCATGAGCCGTTGTTGTCGTTAAAGTTGCAATTGCATTTACATAAGTAATACTGCTAATGGTTTTAACACCCGTAGAAGTAGTCAAAACCGAAACTACCGTATAACCCTTACGCATAGTGACATCGGTGGGAGTTGGATACCAATTAATTAGCTGAACCGCATCTAGCGGTTGCATATTTGCTAATGAATCCCTGCCGTTCCATCCGCCAACAGGAGCGGGCACAGAAGTAGTCGTTGCGGTAAATTTTTTAGCTACGGTCATTTTTAAGACCCATAGCCAGTATCAGGAATATTAGCCCATCCAATAAGAACAGCACTTGGCTGTGGAGCAAATGAAAGGGTAGCTGAACCTTTATCGTTAGATTTAGCCACATTCAAATACCGAATGTAATCTTGTTGTAATGATGTAGTGTCAAATGACTTAATTTGGAAATATTTCAATTTAGTCAAAATAGCAATAACCGCATCATCTAACACGGTTGTATCGCTGTCATTTTGAAAGCTATTTAAAACATCACCAGCAGCATTGCGTACCCAGCCTTTAGAACGGTATTCAAATCCTAGATATTCTTGGGTATTGTAAGGTGGCCAAATTTGGAATGTATTGCCAAGAATACGCCAACGAACTCGTGGGCCAGTTGAGATATAGCCTGATTTAAGCCATTGCCATTGCTGGGCATCGACTGGGCCAAGCATCTGCCAATGTTTAGTCTTATCCCAATGGGTATTATCTGTAATGGTTTCGTAGTCAGATGGTAGTGGGTAGATAGTCTTACTAAATGTGACTGTTCCGCCTACCGATGTAGCAGAAGCCAATTGGGTAGTGGTTAAGCTATTGTTATCTATGACATTATTTACATAAGTATCCTGTGGAATACTTGTACCAACGATTGAATAAGTGCTATCCAGCCCTGCTGTACTAGGAATGTTATTAAGTAAATAAGTCCCATTCGTAGTATTGCAGGTCGTGGTTATAGCGTTTGTGTAAAAGCGATATTCAACTTCCAATGCTTGCCAATCGTATTCCTTAATCAAGTCGTAACCAGCACGATTCATCAAAGCTAGGATTTGTTGCACATCCTGACTAGGGTTTCCCACTACATATGATGGTACGGCAAGGTTAAGTTCAGCAGTTACCTGCTGGACAAGTTGGAGCATTGTAGATGACATATTTAAGCTTCCTCTGTGGCTACCGTTTTAGCTTTACGGGGTTTCTTTTCACCAACAGCGGCAAGTATAGCTGCCATCTGATCTTGCATTTGGGCGAGCTTCGCATCTGTTTCAGCCTTAATTTTAGCAGTTTCTTGTTCCTTTTTGGCAAGTTCTTCTCGCAAAGCGTTTAATTCTTGCTCACGCTTGTCGGTTTCTGCTGAAACTGTGGCTAAATTTAAAAATGCCTTTGCCTTATCTCGGAAAGCATATGGGGACATTCCTGCCGCCATTCCAATACGCTGTAATTGCTGATCTGAAGCGTTAGCTACGGCTTCTACCGTATGAAACTTCATAGCACGGAGTTCTTCAGCCTGTGATTTAGATACTAAAGGCCATTCCGCTAAGGGAGTTCCTTCATATCCTTGATCGTCAGCCCCTAATTTGTTTTGATACGCTGCCCAATGGAGCGGAAAACGCTGTTTATGCTGTTCTAAGGCATAAGTATCAATTTCGGTTAGAGTATCGCCAGCTACGCAAATATGTACAAAATCAAACTCTTTGTAAATTGGTCGGCCAGCTTCGTTGGAAGCATCTTCTTGCTTAATTGCTCGCTTATAGAAACGAACTTGAAGGCGTGAATCTGCATTATGCTCATCGCTTGGTAAAGCCATCTTTAAATCTCCTAAGTAGTTAGGTAAAAGTTAAATGAAAAAAGGGCTACCCTTTTGAGGTAACCCTTCGTTTTTACTACAAATTACTATTAAACGCTAGCAATTCCGAACCAGCCATAATCACCTGAAGCCATAGATGCGCCTGAGATGTATGAACCAGCACCCAAAGTTGCTTGGAAGGTAGAAGCGTTAATTACGCAAGTTGTGGTGGAAGCAGCAATTGCTACACCAGCTTGTGCAAAAACATAACGCTTGCCATCTGAACCGAACACTTCAGCACCAGTAGGGCCAAAAGTTGCAATTAGAGTACCAGCAGAGTTAGCGTTGGTATTAGCGGTATTGTAAAGATCAATACCTGCTAAGGGAGTAATTGAATATGCCATGATTTATTTTCCTTTCAGATCAATGGATTAAGCGGTCAAAACGCCTTGCAAGAAGCTGTTGGAGCAGGTAAGGTTACCAGCCCAGCCATACAACTTGACAATAGCATCTTGGTTGATCGATTGACGCTCGCCACCGATAGGAACGAAGTTACGCTCTTTGTGTGGGCGTAGGAAAATGTAGTTAGTGTTCAAAAGATACATATAACCTGTGTTTTCCTGACCACCGTAACCACCACCCAAGATAACATCTGCGGACATACCACCACCGTAGAACTTGAGGGAAGCGAAACCAGCAGCACCTTCTTCTACACCTGCGATACGCTGAATAGCCTGTAAAGACTGAACATAGTATGAGTAGAAAGTGTTACCAGCAACGATTGTGTCTACTTTATCAGTTCCACGAACGGACTTGATAGCAGCATCAGTCATTTTAGCTTGGATGTTAGCGTAACCAGTTACACCAGTAGTTGCTTGGTTCTGCCAAAATGTCCAGTTAGCACGGTTAATACCACCGTATGTACCTGTTGTTGGAGAAGTAGAAACTGCTGCTGCCAAACCAGTAATATTCTTACCACCGTTACCTGTACCGTCACCATAGATGTCGGTAGAAATACGGTTTAACAAACGAGCTTCAGAAACTTGCATACGGCCATCTAACAAGTCGATGATTTGCTCTTTGCTTGAGTTCTGCAACATTTCCAAACCACTCATTGTTACGCTATCAGCGTACTGAGTAATAGAGAATTGAGCGGCAGAAATTGGGCTATCAGGAGTGATGTTCAATACTTCGTAACCGCTGTATGAGTTAGCGTTGTTAGTATTTGGATCGTTGTACATGATTTCTTGCAAAATCACATTACCACCTGAGAATGGTTGTACATTACCCTTAGCGTTCAAACGCTGAAGGATCGCATTGTTTTGTGTCAAGTTGTCTGCCAATACACCGCTACGGCTTTGAATGGTTGTAGCGATAATATCGGTAATTGCGCTATTAGCAAATGCCATGATATTTCCTTTATAAAATTAAGTTAAACCCGACCACTCTCTGCTTCGGCTAAAGAAGCCAATAACAATGAGCGTCTATCCTTTGCATCTGTCTTAGACACCTGACCGCTAGGAGTAGCTGATCTTGGACTAACAGCAGTTGCTTTGGCTTTTGCTACTTGTTGTGCCTTAGATGCTTGGGTACTTGCTGATTTCAGGAGTTTTTCCTGTTCTAGCTTGTAAGCTTCATCGTTCATACGCACAGCTTTTGCATAAGCCGATTCAAGGTCTTGGGCTAAACCTCGCTCAAGTAATTGAGCCATATCTTCCCTAACCATTTCAAAGTGCGGAAACCGCTCCTTGTTGCTACTTACCCGACTGATTTCTGACATCAATCGGCTATTTTCCTCTTGCTCCCGAATCGCTGACAATTGTTGAACTTGTTGCTGAGTAGCTTGAAGTTGCTGAATTAATTGTTGTTGATAAGGGTCTACATACGCCTGTTGTGGAGTTTGTATCGCATTTTGATCTAATTGTATTCCATAATCTTGTGCAAGTCTATGAAACACCTGAACTTTTTGGTCGTATGGTGCTTTAGAAAGAATCATGTGCGCCCGACCAAGATTATTAATCCAAGCTACTGGATGAATTCCTTGTTGCTGCAATTCAGGAACGAATGGGCCAATAGCTTCTGTAAGTTGGCGAGCATTGTCAGCTTCAGCTTTATAAGCAGATACGCCACGCTTATATTCAGCTTCACGCTGGTTAGCATATTCAGCAAACTTAACAAAATCTTCTTTCTTTAAAGGTTCGCCCTTTTCCATCTTGTCCCAAATTTCTACATATTCTTTTTTCCATGTAGTTGGGCGAGAAGGCTTTACATCGCTTTCAGTTTCATCAGAAGCTTCTGCCACCAAGTTTTCTTCTTCAGAATTATCGTGATCGGTGGAATCTTCGGCATCTCCATTACCTTTTTGGGCTTTGAAACGGCCTTTTTCGTCACGCTCGATTTCTTCTTCGTTATCGTTGTCGCTTTCGGCACTACTACTCGCTTTGTTTTCGGCTTGGATGGGGTCGTCATTTACTTCAATCTCCTTTTTGATTGGTGCTTCTAAAGTGCCTTCTTCGGCTTGCTCAAGTGCTGCTTCTAACATACCTCTACGGTCTAATTCTTCGCTCATGGTTTACTCCTATTTGTAGTTAAGTTTGGCATAAGCGATTTCAGCGATTTGACGCTTACGGGCTTCTTGGTCTTTACGGCTAATTTCGTGTTTTTTTTGCTCGATTGGGACATCGTTGCCTAATTCGATACAATTGTTGCGTTTTAGGTTTTCTCGATGCTTGGATCGGCTATCGACCCAAGTGCCATCAGCCATGCTAATGTGACCTTCGATGTCAGGAATGACCATAGGGGCTTGTTTAGGGGTCATTTCAAGCTTTTGTTGCCAAGCCTTGTCAGCTTCCTCGCCCTCAAAAGGCAGATTCCAATAAGCTAAGTAAGTTTCCCTATCGTCATATTGCGTTGGGTCATATTCTTCGTGATCGACCTTGCAATGTGGACAAGTAACTGTAATTTTTACTAATGCCATTACATCCTCTTTATAAGTTCGGGTACTTTGTGGTACTCATCAGGTTTTAAACAAACTACGCTGTCATACCAGCGGCCATTCTTCCACCGCCAGCAAATAAACTCGTCTTTAGGAAGCAATACAATGGTTTTAACGCCCAAAGCACCAGCTAGATGAGCCGTACCTGTATCTACAGTCACAATGCCCTTACAAGCCTTCATATGGGAAGCTGTTTTGACCCAATTTGTTTTCCATCCGTCATCAGGAAGTGGGTTAAACATCCCTTCGGAATTGGGATTTAAGCTATAACAGTCTGATCCCGTCAATTTTTCCATTTGGTGTACATCAATTGACTTTAAGTAATACATGATTTGCTTGGATGCTTCCCAATTAACCCCAACTTTGGCAGGAATATTGCTTGGCTGGGCGTGAAAATAGCCTTCTGAGCCGATAATCTTGTCTTTTCTGACAGGGAACATCGCTTTTACCATTGGATGAGCCAAACTTAAGTAATAAGGCAGGGACATTGAGCCAATCCAATAGTCAGATTCTAGGGCTGCGCCCTTGTCTAAGTCATTTGTAAAGACATCAACACAATCTAGCTGACCTAAAAGGTGATGTAATGTGCTTTCTTGCAAAACTACCAGCTTTTTTGCGCCCAAAGCCTTTAATGCTGGCAAGAATCGGGCAAACATAATAATATCGCCAAAGCCTTGCTCCATCTGAACCGTAATGGACTTTCCAATAAGCGATTCACCTCTCCAAACTGGCATTTTTAATACGGGGCTATATCCGTTAGTTTGTTTGGCAATAATGTCGGGATGCCATCGATACTCGAAAAGCCTAAATCCTTGATCGTATCTGCCAGCGTGTAAGTGGTCGTACCCTAATCTATATTGTGCATCAGCACTTAATGGAGCAGTATTAATATGGATTCCTCATCGTCTAGTTCCTCTAGGCGTTTGGCTTCCAATACTCGCAAATGCTCTTGTATAAGAGTTTGCTGTTTTCTGTAAGCTACTGCCGCAAGGATGTTATCCCGTTGTCTTTCAAGGTAGCTTATAGACCGTTGTAAATCTTCTGTTTCAGCTAACGGTATATCAGCTTTAACCTCTTGTTTTGATTGTACTTTAGATTGCTTAACTTTTGCAACAGGCGATACTAAATCACGAATTGCTTGCTTACGATTTGCATTAGCTTCTTTGGTAGCTTTTTCTAACAGGCGTTGGCGAGCAGCAATCTTCTTGTCAAGTCTTTGCGCCCGTAACCATTCTTCTCGTGTCCAGCCATCCCCACCAATATTGACATTAGCAGGTGGAACATATACCTGAAAGGCATTGTTCTGAAACGCATTAGCCTGAAAAGCTGTGGAAAACATTAGAATGTTCCGCCCGAAACTCCTACAAATTTAGTAGCAGTAATGGTTGTTCCTGTGATTGTATTAGCTGCTGTACCGCCAATAGCAGGTGGGCTAGATAAGTCTAATGTGCCACCTAAAGTAAGGTTTCCGCTAGAAGTAACTGTACCGCTTAACGAGATACCTGAAACTGTACC